CCTACTCCCCATACTTTGCGAACTGTCAGCTAATGTTTGCATTTGTTGTCTAGCTGTAGTATAACTATTAGTCCATCTGCTAGAATCTAGCTCTAAATACCCTATAGCTGACCCTAAATTCAAACTCATTATTTACCTCCTTTCAATGCTTCTTTTCGAAGGAAATCATTTAGATAATACTTATTTTTATCTTCACTTACTTCATCAAAGAAATGAGGTTTCTTCTTATTTTCCATTTGATTGATTATGTAATAGCAAGCTTCATCAAAACAAAAAGCCACATATTCGTCTTTTATCCTTAAAATTTCACTAGGCAATCTATTGAATTTCAGCGCTTGGTTGATTATTCGCAATACGTTCTTGCTCTTTACGAAAGTTTTTTAATCCTTCAACCCCACTTTGGAAATACATCATTATTGCTGTTTTCATTTCTTGAGTCAGAGTCACATTTATTTCATCCAACTGTTTCATTGTCGGATTTACTAAAGATGCTTTAGCTAAAATATCCATTAATTGCCCTAACTGTATAAAAGCATCTCCGTTATTTTCCAATACTTTACTAGCTAGTTTATTTTTGCCGTTAAATAGCTTAGTTACTTCTGTTAAAAGGGTATTAGGTATTTTACCTTCAACTGCTAAAGCCATCACATCTGGTCTTTTTAGCTCTGCTATAAACTCTGTTCCATCTTCAAATTTTCCTAAATTAACTATATCGGTTTGTTTTACTTTTTTTAACTGTTCTAAACTTGTTACTTGTAAATTTTCCATTATCTATTTCCTTTCATAATAAAAGCCCTCCTAAAGTTAATTAGGAAGGCTAAAATCTATTTGTTATATTTTATTATACAGCAGTTGTCGGTAATGCATCTACTAAAGAAGCTGTATAAGGCGCTGCATTTTTAGCTGGTCTAGATTTTATTACATATTCATTAGTGTAATATTCCCCATCTTTAAACGTAAAAGGTACGCTAGTTCCCTCACAACTTGGATAAGATACTTTTATATATTTTCCAGTATCTGTTGATACTTCGCAAGTATATATATTGCATGTAAATTTCTTTTTAGTTGCTTTTGTCCCTATTGTTGGAGGTGTATATGTGAATTTACCACCTTCCCCTGGTGTTAACGTACCACCTTGGAATAACTCCAATAATTCAGGACACATAAGATTATCTGTAAATGTTAAATCGTGTCCTAATAATGTATCTTCTGCTTTTCTATTCGCATATAATACATTTTTTATTTTTAAAGTTTGTTCATCGCCTTCGTCTAGCACTTCTTCTATCCCTACTTCTGAAGCAGTTTCAAATGTATAACTTTTTTCATCTTCTGTAACTATTTCTACACATGCCACATCTGAAAGTGCATGTTGGTTAAGTGTTACCTCTGTTGCCATTATCTCAACCTCCTTTGTACATATCTGTAATACGTAAGCTTAGTATAATAAGCTTTCATATCGTTATCTATTTCAATAGCATATTTATCATAATCTTTTCTTAATTTGCCAAATTTAGTTACTGTATCTTCAACTCGTTTTATATATCCACCAACCTTGGAATACTCGTTAAACGGATAAAATACCCACAACTCTATGCTCTCTTTTTTTAGATTTTTACTTGTTGTATCCTCTATCCCAGCGTTATAAAAAAGTACAAATGGAGTAGTACAAATTTTATCTTGTTGCCCTAAAGAAAATACAGTTAGTCCAGCAGTTTTAAGAAATTTATATAAATCCTTAAACATTAGATCACCTACTTAATAATACAGTTAATCCAGCCATTATTTGTGGACCTACATGTTCGATAGCTGGCATTATAATTGGATAAGGATTTGTACCTGGATGATTAACTTTTTTAACAGGATGACTAGCGCCTTGCCAATACAACCAAGGGCTTCCTGTTATAGTATGCGGTGATGTTCCTTTTTCTAGATATATCCCATAGTCAACTCCATGTGATAGTGCTATTACTATTTTATTGCCTCGCCATTCCCAGTCAGCACTAAGTCTATTTCTAGCATCGTGTGTATGGTCTTTCCATGGTTTATTTTGCCTAGCATAGTTTTGTAGTTTTATTGCACTACTAGAAGCATAAGCACTCATACTAGCTTTAAATCTAGCTGGTTGAGCTGACAAGTTTCCCAAAATTTGACTAGCATCAAAATTAAATCCACTACTCAACGTAACTCACCTCTTGAAGCTTCATATCCATATAAATATCCATTTTATTTATGTTTCCAAGGTCCTTAATTTGATATTTATAGCCTTCTATATAGATGTAATCATCTTTTTGTATGAGCTTAGCAGTCTCATCATAAGCAATTAGAAAATATAAACCTTTATCAGTCTTTACCTCTCCTTTATCTTGCAAGGATAAGGATATAGAAAGATTACTACCTTCATGATATAAGCCTTCTAGCTCGCATACTAATTCTAATAAGTCTGACTTTTCTCCAAAGTCGTTGGTATAAGCTCGCTTAACTACTGCTCGAGAAGGAAGCTTCTTTATTGCTTTTTTAACTTTTGCTTTAATTTTTTCTTTATTTATCATAAAATTTTACTTCCATTCGGTCTGTATTTTTTAGCAAGTCTTACCCAGTAATCTTTGTTATTAGGTAATGATAATCCACCTGGTAAGGCAATACTATCATCTTCTGCTTTAGCTAGAAGGCATTCATAAGCAGTTTTATTTATATCATTGTCATTTTGTTCTAAATAAAATTGGAGTTGTTCATCAGTAAAAAAGGGAGAATCACTCTCCCTTAGAATTAGTTTTAATTTTTCTATATCAGACATTTAAATCACGTCCTATTATTTTTTAAATTTAGCAAGTACTATTTTAGCATTGTTAGTTTTAGCTACTCCGTAGTATTTAGCAGTTGTTAAATCATGTATTTGTTTTTTAGGAAACCATTCATGATCTAAAGAAGTATCTTTTTTAAGGAAGATTGTTATTGCTGGTAATTCATCTTCTGTATATTCTGTTTCAGGACTATCTGGCTCCATTTTTAATATTGGGTTTAAATAGTATTGATTAGCTGCTACTACTTCATTAACTTTATCGCCTACTTTTAAAGTAGAACCATCTAAAGTTTTCTTTTTATATTCTGCTAAGTTTTCTGCTGATATTTCAACTGTACCGCTTGTATTTTTTTCTGCTTGAACTAACATAACTTTTTTAGATTTTTTAACCCAGCAACCAGCTATTTTACCTATAGCTCCGTTTACTGCTACTCCAGCAGTGAATTTATCAGCTGACAAGAAATTTGAGTCTTTCAATAAAGTTGCTTCTTGTTTTGGATGTATAAACATAACTTTTTCTATTCCATCTTCTTCATCTTCAAATTGTGTTACTGCGTCAACTATACCATTGTAAGATATTACAGCTAATGTATCTCCAGCTACTCTAGTAGTTCCAGTATAAGCAGCATCTAATACATCATTGTCAACTTTTTGTGCTATAGCTTTTGCTAATTGAGTTTCAGCTTGTGCTACTGGATTACCTAATCCACTATTAATAGATTCTTGAGTTATAGATACAGCTTTCATAGCTTTTTTGATTGTAAAAGTAGTTGACCCAGCTTTTAATCCTACTGTTCCGACTTCTTCACCTTCAGCCACATCTTCTGCATCTCCTATGTATTCCCAGCTTGGTGTTGTTTTTGTATCTCCTGGAACACCTTGTAATGTTGTGTCAACTTTTGCATATGGTGTTATTTTACAAAGTGCTTCTACTTTTGCACCTATCATTGGACCCATAACCTCTGGGTTTATAATATCTGCTAATTTTGTTGTTGCCATATACCCATCATCTCCTATTCATTCATTAATCTGTTGAATTCTTCTTTATTGTTGTTGTAAAATTCAACTCGTTTACTATAAGGCATTTTCATTAAATCCGCCTTTGTTACTGCTCCAGTGCCTCCACCAACTCTTGGATGATTGCCTGTTCCACCAGTATTACCTGGAGCTGGATTTGATGTATCAAATAAATATCCATCGCTTTCCTTCAATGCAGTTAATTGCCCTTCTAAGCCTTCTAATTTACCTTCATTAAATTTTATATTATCTAAATCTAGTAAAGCTTTTAATGCTTTAGCATTCTTGCATTTATTATCTTTTAATGCACTATCTAATGCGTAATTAAAATCCTTTTGAGCCGATTCTTTTTTCAGATTTTCTATAGTCGTTTCATGATCTTGTATCGTCTTTTGTAAAGCTTCGTTATCTTTATTATTTTTCTTCAAATCTTCTATAGTTGCATTTGCTGTTTTTATCTGCTCATCTAAATCAGCTTTTTGGCCTTTTAATTTCGTATATCGTTCGTCTGCATTTTCTAAAGATGTAGTATATATTTTTTCTTCTTTCATCTTCGCAGTAATGTTATTTATTTGTTCATCTGTTAAGCTTTGTGCTTTTAATAATTCTTTAAATTCCATATTTCCTCCTATATTTACACTTTTTACAAGTCCGTTTCTTGAATATAGTTTTTAGTTTATTCTTTTACGCCTACAAACTATAAAAAGGCATAAAAATAAGGCCTTACAGCCATTCGTGTTTCTTTACTATTTTGATTAAATTTATTTCTTAACCTCCCATGCTTCAAACCATTTATCGAGCTTTTTATTTTTACCACCATTAGCCCAGTCTTTTAACTCTTTAGCTATATCTTCTAAATCATCTTCTATAACTGGTAATAGTGTACACCTACCTAAT